GCTTTGCCGTCGCCTGGGCTGTCTGATTCTACATACTCAAAAAAACCTTGTTCAAACTCATGCACTGGATTGATGACCGTGTATAGATCGCCCATTTCCATATTGCCTATCATTAGCGAGCTGTCAATTTTAGTCTTGTCGAGCAAATCAAATGAATGGTTTGGAACAGAAATGTCATCACCATAAAGATTTTTTAAAATAGAAGAATTTTTACTTACTGATGGCTTGACGTAAGTTACTTCATCACTGGCGCGGCAAAAAGGGGGCAGATCCATATTCATTACTACCATATCGCCTTCATTGTAATCGTTCATTATTCTGATTCCTTATATTGATTAGCGGTTACGGGTGGAAGTGCTTCATACCAAATTGTTTCAAAGTCGTGCATTTCTAAGTTAACCGTTACGCCATTCTGACTGCAGTCGTGAACGTGCAAATCCTTGTTGCTTATATAGTTAAAGATATAATCGATATCACCTACGATCGTTTCCCCATCCCACGATAAAACGAAGTCACCTTCTATATTTGGCGCGTCTATTGATTTGAATTCTGGTTCGTCTTGCATAATCTTTTCCTCTTGGTAGTGTGCTGGGCTAAAACTGAAACCTACTACATCAGCGTTTTTATACTGCTGAAGTAAGCTCATTGCGTTTTTCCGTTTATTTATTTGATGAGTCATATTAATGGATTGCACTACCTCTGTCAACACTTTCTTATATAAATAATGTATACATTAATATATTGCAATTATATACAAGCTTATGGTAAAGTAGTTGCAACTTAACCGGAGAAGTAAAAAATGTCACATACATTAGCACCCTTAAAAATACCTAATGATCTGCACGAATGGATCGACGCAAAGAAAGCGAAAACGGGCAACTCTTATAGTGTAATCGTAAGGGATGCTATGAGACTGGAAATGGATCGAGACAAACGCAAAGCCGCTAGGGGAGAATGATATGAAATGGTTAATGCGCGAGAAATTTAATGTTGTGGATGTGGTTTTATTAATTTGGATAAGCAGAGCTATTTCTGACGGGCATTATGTAGTTGCTGCCGTTACATTTTGCTTTTTTACTATTATGGCTTTTATTTCACGCCGCAACCAAGCCGCTAGGGGAGAATGATATGTCAGAGCAAAGAACGGATGAAGAATATGCGCAAGCGTTAAAGGTTATAAAAATCTTAGTTAAGCATAAGTTGATTTCTGGGTTTTCTACCGAGAAGGATTATTTAAAATCTTACGATGCTGCATTTGAAATAGTTGACTTATTAGACAAACATTAGAGGGTAGGGTTATGGGTAAGGTTATTGAAAATTCACAGTTTTATAAAATAACTGAAAAGGTTGTTCAGGTAAAAGAGTTTGATTTTCTAGCTATAGGCGAAGCGATTAAAGAGTATCTTGCTTTAAGTGAGATTGCAGGCACTAAATATGATCTTTATTCGGTTTACTCTTATGGTCAAGGTATTCAATTCACGATGAGAATTAGTGACGAGTGTGATGGTTATGAAGAGGTTGACGAGAACTTTTCTTCAGACGACGGCTTTAAAGAGTTTTGCAATATAATGACTGAAAAGATAGGCGTTAAGTCATTCGGTGTTCCGTACTGGTATTACGGCAAGTAGCACGGCACAAAATAAACATTAGAGGGTAGGGTTATGTCAAATCCATACAGAATGGAAAACCAAGAAACGAAAAAATGCACTAGCTGCGGCGAAGTTAAAACGCTGGTAAGTTTTAGCAATCTAACCGGAGCAAGTGACGGGCGCGAATCAACATGCAGAACGTGCGGGAACTTAGCGTCACAGGAGAATGACAGCGACGACCTAGTGGAGTTGCGGCTAAAGAAACGGCGCTATGACAGCAGCGTTATGGATCGTGAGCTCGCTAAAGAGATTGGCGAGGTTTGGTTATGAAAGCGATTACAGCAAAGCAGAAAGAGGTGCTTAATTACATTAAATCACACCTATGCGAACACCATTCGACGCCGACAATGTTTGAAATAACAGACCACTTTAAATGGGAATCGCAGAATTCAGCACAAGAGTTTGTAGCGGCATTACAAAGAAAGGGTTATGTCTGCAAAACCGGAAGAGGCAAGAAAATAAAGATTAATAACTGCGTGTTGACGTTAGAAGATGACGATTAACCGCTTGCAAAGTTAGCGCAGTAGTAATAAGATAATTACAGATTAAGACGAATTGAGACGCGTCTATAAACTCAAAGAGTTAGGGATTGAAATATTAAATCCCTTTAAATAATGGCCTTAGTGCCGTCATCGACGAAAGTCATCCTAGCCACGGGTCTCAACGCTAGGGTCATTTTTTAAGGAGATTTTAATGGCTGATTTTTGGATCAAGCTAGAAAAGAACACCCCTGACAAACCAGAAATATTTGAAATGGCTGAAATATTATCTATTGATCCCGATGCTGTTTTGGGAAAACTGATTCGTGTATGGTGCTGGGTTGACAGTAATTCCTCGGATGGTCACATAAAAAGTGTGACACCTGTCCTAATTGATAGGCTAACAATGTCACAAGGTTTTGCGGATGCGATGACTTCGGTCGGTTGGCTTGAAGAAAAGTCCATACCTAACTTTGCTAGGCATTTAGGGGAATCGGCTAAAAAACGAGCTAAAGACTCCGAAAGAAAGAGAATGTCACGTGTAACATCCGAAGAACGTCCTAAAAAAAGTGTGACAGAAAGTGGACTAGATAAGATAAGAGTAGATAAGATAAAAGATACTTGTCAGGAATCAAAGATTCCACCGTGTCCGCATGAAAAAATAATTGATTTATACCACAGGGTTCTACCTGAATTACAGGGAGTCAACAAAGCGTTATGGAAAGGATCGAAACGCCAAAAGGATTTAGCTGATCGCTGGAAGCAAAACGAAGAATTTAGGAGCGGTGAGTTTTGGGATTGGTTCTTTAAAAATGTCAGAACAAGCGATCATCACATGGGAGGCAGTGAACGAGGCTGGAAAGCTGATCTTGGATGGTTAGTGAAAAAAGAGAACTTTATCAAACTAGTGGAGAGATTTAGCTCATGATTAACTTAGAAGCAGAAAGAGCGGTAATCACGTCAATACTAGTAAAGCCGAAAGTAATTGACGACATGATTGAGATATTACAGCCGGCAGACTTTACAGACATATCATACGGGCTGATATACAACACTCTCACAGCGTTAGACCCAAAAGACATAGATATCATAAGCCTTGCTGAGAAACTGTCTAGCAAGGGTGTTTTAGAGCAGGTGGGCGGCATGCCTTTCTTGTCTGACCTGTTTCACGGAATGGCAACGTCTGCAAATGCACTATCCTATGCACGAGTACTAAAAGATAAATCAAACCTAAGAACCCTTGGCTACAAGCTTCGTGATGCTCTTGCAAATCTTGATAGCGTTGAAAGCTATGCGGATGCGGTCAGTAACGTTGGCGCCATTCTTGAAAGTACGGATATCAAAGTTAACGGCTACAAAGAGTTCAAAGATATCGTCAAAGAGCGAATGATGGGCCTTGATGCACGATGTAAAGCTGGCGGTGGTTTTGAAGGGCTTAGAACTGGCTTTGATTCGCTGGATGAAACAATCATGGGCCTAAAGGCTGGCGATTACTGTGTCATAGGTGCTAGGCCGTCAATGGGCAAGACTGCATTCAGTTTGGCTATATGCCAAAACGTAGCAAAAGCTGGCGGCAACATTCTGTATTTCAGCGCGGAGTCATCAAAAGAATCCCTTACTGATCGCGTTATAACATCGTGTAGTGGCGTAGATTCAAAGATCATTAAGTCGGCACGCCTGAGCGATGAAAATTGGTCAAGCCTAGCCGCTGGCGTTTCTACGATAAAAGATTACAGCTTGAATATTATTGACATATCCGGCATTGATATATCACACGCGAAGGCAATCGCTAGAAAGTTTAATCGAAAAAGAAAAGTCGATTTAATTGTTGTCGATTATCTGCAGCTTATGACTTGTAAAAACTCAAAGGGAGACTTTGAGGTTACTAGCTCGGTAAGTCGCGGCCTTAAAGCAATGGCTAAAGATACCGGGTGTCCAATTATTGCCTTGGCACAGCTTAGCCGTAAGGTGGAGGAGCGACCAAACAAGAGACCTCTAATGTCTGATCTTAGGGCCACTGGTCAGATTGAGCAAGACGCGGATGTGATTTTGTTCATTTATCGCGACGAGTACTACAACGAAGATTCGCCCGACAAAGGGATTACCGAGCTTACTATGCGAAAGAGCAGGGACGGCGAGCTAAAAGATCATTTCTTTAAGGCCGACTTCTCAACAATGAGATACGAAGAAATAAACTACACTCAAGCGCCGCAAGCGCCATCATATAAACCATTTGCAGGCAAATAACATGGAGTCATTCAAAGGTATCGGCTCAATCCTGAAGGAAGCCATGCAAAATATTGACAAGAAGAAAAAAACGTCCGGCCCTAACTATCTCGAGTTCAGAGAGAATATGCGAAAACTGTTCAACGATAGAAATATGTTTCTCGACCAACAAAGCGCTTGCAAAGAATAAACAACCTCTATACTATGTATAACACAATATAACAGGGAGAATACAAATGACGGTACCGACCGCATTCCGACTAGATGAAGAGCTATTTAATGAGCTAAAGAAACACTGCAAAGACGAAGGCAGATCGCAAATCTGGGTAGTTAATAAAGCCTTGAGCGAGTACTTTGAGACTCGCAATGATTTAGAGTCGAAAGCTACCAACCGTAAGACAACGATTAACCGATAGATCATGGAGTAAGTAATGCACCACAAAAACCTCACCACGATTGATATAGCTATGGTTTTAGAGCTGTTAAGCGAGGGCTATACGTTAACAGCTATATCGCATTACGTTTACTCCCGAGGGTATATCTATCTTCGCAACCAGCTAATACGTAACGGTGCGTGGACTGGGAAGCCTCGGCCAAACAACAGCAACCGAATGACTAAAGAAGAAATGACGGAAAAGCGATCGATATTTATACAGTCGCTAAATTTATAACTAATAGGGTGCAACAATGAGCATTGACAGTCAAATGAATCAAGCAGAAAGGGAAATTGAAGATAGCCTCAATCAAGGGGAAATAGACGAAAATGAATATCATAGGCAGCGCAGGGATATGCACAGAGAGTTTAAGGATATGGCAGAAGAAGACGCGCAAGACGAGAAGCGCAACGAACAACATTATAACTAACGGGAAACGATCATGGCAGACAAATCAAACAAAGAAACTAGAATGTATAATTTAATTCTGGCGTATTACAACGAAAATAAGGAATGGCCCAGTAACAGCCATCTATGCAATTCAGCAAACCTTGCTATAAAGACCGTTAAGGGCATTCTGAGAACTTTAAAATCTGACGGGTACATTGAGACGGATTATAGCCTAAATGTCACAGGATGCGCATTTATGGGTACTAGGTGGCTATCCAAGCCGATGCTTGCAGCGTGATAATGTTACCGCCCCGTAAAATAGGGCGGCTTTTTTAATCCAGTTCGTCACACCAATTGCACGGCTTATCTTCTTCGATAAGAATAGAACCCTCTGCGGGGCATTCGTGTTCTATTAGGTTATCGCAAATGAGCCTGTGCATTAGTTTATGCTCCTAGAAATTTCGTAGCACTGATTAGACGCGGTAAATCCGAGCGTTAAGGTGTCGTTTGCTGAAACTGTCAGGTTTCCGGATAAATTCATCACTGACGAGTCGCTAAAAGTGAGCGAGGATGAAAACCTTAAAGTTACGACCCTTCCTGGCCATCCACCAGACAGCCCAAATATAGTGGTAGTCCCAGTTACCAGCACAATTAAACCTTGCGGCAAATCCACTCCGCTTCCGGATGCTACGGATCTACTAGTAGCCGCCCCTCCGTACACGGCTGCCCCGTTTGGAACTTGAATGTTGTCCCCAACCTGAATGAATGGCGTTCCAGATACATTCTGAATAAATACGCCAGATGTTTTTGTGCAGTTAACGTCATCTATCATCAGTTTTGCCGCTGAATCTGATACTTGTATTGCATTTGCAACTGCTGTCGATGAAAATTCAGAACCGCCACCTATTATTAACGTTCCTTTCGTCTGTTCAATGTCATTATTTTGGTTTGCCGTAAAATATACATTAGTAAGTAAAAGCACATCACTATTGGAATTTGGCGAAAAACGAATGCCTTTTCCCTGCGCCACAAATTGACTATTTGTTACTTGAGTCAATCCTGTTGCTCCATTTATCTCAAGACCTATCGCCGTGACGTCTTCAGGGGCATCAAAACCGCTCTGGCTTATTTCTACGCCGTTTGAGTCAATCAAAACAACTCCCTTATTATAGTCATACGACGTGCAAGTTAAAATTTTGCTTGCATCAACATTGTTTTGCAATTTAATAAACGCTCCTGGCCTAAGAAGCTGAGCAGGATTATAAGGAGCAAAAGCAACAGAAAGAAAGGGCCACCCAAGGCAATCTTTTATTATGACGGGGTTACCGCCTGTGTCCGCTAAAATTCCGTTGTTGCAATCAATCATTGTCTTTTTAATAAGGGCATTACTGCATCTTAACCCGCTTACCGCTTGGTTAAATCCGCAAATCAAGCAATTAATTACAGCTGTGTCGTAATTCTGAACTACTGCGTCACCGCCTAAAATTACTGCCGTTCCCGCAAAGTCTGAGTTATTAAAAACCGGTACAGTAGCAATACCCTTTCTAAAAATATTAAGGCCTTTTAATGCTCCGCTTGCTTTTACTGTAATACTAGCAGAAGAATTTAATAAGATCATACCGCCAATATTGTCAAACCAATCTTGGCCGAAAAAATTGTCTCCCCCGTTGTTTACTTGAGACCCAACAAGTGACCTACCGATTGGAACGGTTATGTCAGAA